AAGCCCACAGGACTGCCAGACAATCCGCGAAAGATCACACAGGCAAGCCTTAACCGCCTGTGTGATTCTATTCGTGACAATGGATTCTGGGAGCATAGACCGATGGCAGTGGAGCACCAAGACTGGACCGACAAGCTGGTGGTGCTCGATGGCAACCAACGCCTAAAGGCGGCGCGACGCCTGAAGATGAAGGCTGTGCCGGTGGTGGTGTATAGCGAGCTCACAGAGGCTGAGCGCGACGACATCATCCTCAGATCTAACATCAACAACGGACAGTGGGAGCTGGAAACATTGCATGCCGAGTTCGATGGCGTGGACTTCGCGAGCATCGGCCTTGACATAGAACTGCCAGAGCCGCCATCACCGGACATACCAGACGACGCCGACGAAGAGCCTGAGACCAACGGCGAAGAGGATGAGGATGTGAGCCAGGAAAAGCTGTCTTTCTACTACAACATGATGGGCGATTACCTCTACCCCACAGACAATCAGTATGAGATCCCGCTGCTGCTGGCAGACAATCAGCCCGTGCACTTGGAGCTCCCATTCACACCGTGGGGCATGGAAGCCAGATACAAGAAGGGCATCACCACTTACCACTTCTACGTGGACGATTACAGATTCGAGCGGCTCTTCAAAGACCCCATCAAGCTGCTCACCTCTGGGTGCAGAGCCGTGGTAGAGCCCAACTGCTCCATCCATGACCAGACCCCCATAGCCATGGGCATCTACCAAATCTATCGCAAGCGCTACTTGGCACGCTACCTTCAGGAATGCGGCATGCAAGTGTGGGTGGATCTGAATGTGAGCCACCGCTTCATGGACTACAATCTGCTGGGAGTGCCTAAGGGCTATAACGCCTTCTTCACGCGCGGCGTGACAGGATGGACATCGCACCTCGATCTCTGCCTGGAGAAAGCCAGACAGGTGAGCGGGCGCGAGCAGCCAAATATGTACGTCTATGGTGGAGGTAAGGAGATAGAGCAATGGTGCCACGACCACGGGCTGCGATACCTTGACGAATACATGAACATCAAAAGAACATCCATAAAGAAATGAGCATCACCGAAGCCAAAGAACTGAAACAACAGGCGCGGGTCCTGCTGTCGTGCCAGGTAGCCGCGAACATCGAGCTGCTGGAGAGCATAGACAGCCGCCTGCTGGCCTACTACCAGCATCTGGTAAACCACAGCAGCATCAACGATGGCGATGCAGACGATCTGCACTGCTGCATGGAGCTGCTTTGCGCCCTGAAGGTGCTCAGGCTGATGCAGCAGTATGACGTGGATGTGGAGGGCGTGCAGCGGGTGATCCGCCTGCGTGAAGGTGAATGGCACCAAGAGGGTGCAAGGTGGATTCATGACTCTGGCGGTATGCGCCTACCCAGCACCGGCAACGCCATGCAAGTGTATCGCTGGGAGCCCTTCCAGATCTTCATCTGGGCCGCCATATACGGCCTACGGGCATGGGTGGACACCGAGACACCCAATGGCAGCCGCGCCCTGCTCCCCACCGAGCGAGAGGGTGAGGATGGCACCATAGAAGATCTACGCCGCCTCTGCACGGACTTCACACTCTACGGCCCCCGCAAGATAGACAAGACGGGCATCAATGCCTACGACAATGTGCTGCACTTCATGATGGGCGACCATAACGCAGAAATCTACTGCACGGCCAACAGTCAGACTCAGGCGAAGCTACTTTATAACCGCACCCAGCAACTCATCCGTGAACTGGACCCGCAAGGCCGCCGCATCCGCTTCACTGCCGCCACCACCAACTTCAAGCCTGGCCAGTTCCGAGCCGCTGAGCTATGGGCGCTCTCTGCTGGCGGAAAGACGAAGGATGGACTCTTCGCTGAGAAATGCGCGGCTGATGAGTATGGCTCAGCCAGCTACGTGAACGGCCGAAGCGACATGGGCGCGCTGGTGAGCGTGGTGCAAAGCTCTATGGGTCCGAGGCGTGAACCGCTCACACTGACCACCACAACGGCGGGCAACATCACCAGCGGCCCCTTCCTCGACAAGCTGGAAGGCATCAAGCGCGCACTGGCAGAGGAAGTGAGCAAGACTCCCACCGAGAACCCCACCCACCGACTGCTGGATCCTTCAGACCGATGGACAGCGCTCATCCTGGAGCCAGACGAATGGCAGCGTGAAGAAGAATATCTCTTCACCAGCCGAAGCCTCAGACGCAAGATCAACCCTATGCTGGGCATCATCGTGCAGCACTCTTTCTATGAGCAGGAAATAAGCCAGGCACGCCTCGACAGTCAGAAGAAGGTGGAGACCATCACCAAGCTCTTTAATGTTTACCAGACGGGCATGGTGAAAGACTGGGCCGTGACTGGCGACAAGGTGAGACACCTGCAACAGCCGCGGCGGGTGACCGACTGCCTGTATCAGGAAGGCTGGGACACCTTCGTGGGCATGGACTTCAGCGGTGGCGACGATCTCTTCGCCATCAGCTATCTGAGCGTGAACCGAAGGAACACCGCTCTGCCTATGAACCAGCGCTTCATGGCTGATACCGAGGCATGGGTGAGCGAGGCAGCTCTGAATCGAAGCCCTAACCGCCCGCTCTTCGAGAAATGGATAGAGCAAGGCTGGCTGCACGTGTGCCCTGGTGAGGTGTTCAATCCAGACCTTGCCATCAACGCCCTGATGCAGAAGAATGAGGCGGGCGTGAACCTCATGATGTTCGGCTACGACCCCGCACAGAGCAAGCAGCCAATCAACACCCTGAAGGCATGGCTACAGAGCCTCGGCATAGACCAGCTCAGCATCAAGGACATGGTGGTGCCAGTGAGCCAGAGCTACATGACCTTCAATCCACTGATCGGAGAGCTGGAATACATGACCATCGGCGAAGACCCGTGGCTCCGATTCTCCGAGAGTCCCCTGTGGCCGTGGTGCTTCGGCAACTGTCAAGTTGTGGAAACGAAAGAAGGGCTCCGTAAATTGCTGAAGAGCGGCTCGGAGAATAAGGTAGATCCCGTGCACGCATTGGTGGATGCACTCTACTGCTTCGACCTCTCTGAGGGCCGTATGGAGTAAACCCCCGCCACCATCAGCGCCGCATGGTATTAAATCACATGCGGAAATGACACTGGACACCATCATCACACTCATAACGCTGCTGCTGGGAGGCGGCGGCATCGGCTCAGTCATCACTTGGCGCTACACTCGTGGCAAGGCCAAAGTGGAGGTAGATAAGGAGAAGCAGGACTACTACCAGCAACTCATTGACGATCTGGCCAAGGACCGCGAGGACCGCAAGCATCAGAACGATGAGCTGCGTGCTGAGCGCGACCACTACAAGACAGAGCGGAACGAACTCCGTGACGAAGTGAGCAAGCTGCGTGAAGAGATGCAGAAGGCTCGCGAAGAGGCGCAGAAGCGTGAACTGGAGACTGACCGCAAGGTAGCGCGGCTCAGTCGCAAGGTAGATGCTATGCGCCCTTTTCTCTGTGCAGACCCCAGCTGCAAGAAGCGCCAACTTGTGACCATCTTTGACGGCAACGCAGAGGGAGAGGAGGCGTAGGGATGGATGTCAAGGTAGAACTGAACCAACAAGAAGCAGACCGCCAAGCCAGAGCGCTGGCAGCGCTACTGGTGGACAGCCCGCAGACGCGCAAGCGCATCCGCAAGGTGATCCAGAAGGAAATCATCAAGGCAAGAAATACTACAGCACGAGACACCAAATCGGCCGTGCCAAACGATCCACGCAAAGCATGGACAGCAGTCAAATACTCCGTATGGAAGAAAGTGCTCGGTGGTAGCATCTCCATTCTATCCAGACGCAAAGCAGGTGACAGATACGAGCTGGCGAGAGAGAAAACACTCAACCCGTCAAGGCCTGGCGGCAATCGCAGACCACGAAGCTCACGCACGAAAGACCTACAGACCTACTACGGAAGAGATCGCGGATTCATCCTGCGATTCCTCAATGCCGGCACAGATAGCCGAAACATCAGCTTCACGCCCAACGGCAACCGCGCCAAAGTGAACAAAGGCAGCCATGGCGGCGATGTGTCAAAGTATGGCAAGACTGTGAACACTGGCGCCCGCGGGCAGATCATCGGCCGCCAATTCTTCGAGGCATCTGCATCCACCACTCTCGACATAGCAGCAGAGCGCATCGGCCAACTGATAGATGCTGAACTGGCAGCAGCCTTTGCAGCAGAGCAACAGGGATAGTAAACCCTTTATGCTATTCTACCCGAAAACAAAAAAAGATAGATGGCTACATCAACGAACATAGTCAGACTTGGCCTTGAATCCAACTCCTACGAGCGGGGCATCAAGCAGGCACAGAAATCGTGGAACGATTTTACGAAGGCTATCGGTGTGAACATGGGCAAGTTCACCGCCGTGGCTGCTGCTGCTGGCACCGTGACCGCCGCCATGAAGGTGGCGAAGGATGCTTTCTTCAAGAACGAACAACAGCTTGATGAGTGGGGCAGGTCGGTGGAGAGCGCAAAGAGTCTCTACAGCGGCTTCCTGAATGCGCTGAACAATGGCAACATCAGCGGCTATCTCAATAACATTAACCAGATAGTGGCCGCCGCCCGTCAGGCATACGACGCACTGGATGAGCTGGGGACATTCAACGCATTCAACCAAGTGAACCAAGAACGCGCCCGCACAGCCTTCACCGAGGCCATGGCAGACTACCGCGAGGGCACTGGCAGCAAGGAAAGCGTGCAGGCAGCAGCCGCCGCGCTTCAAAACGAGCTTCGCGAGCGCCAAACCCGCGAGCAGGGAGCCTACGAGGCCGCCATCGCCAATCTGGCCGCTCAGCGCGGCATAGATCCAGCCATCATGCAGCGCATCATGACTGGAAGCTACGCAGAACTACAGCAGTACAAGAGTCTGGGGCTCTCTGGCAGCAAGACCGTATTCCAAAGCAATGGCATGTTCGGCGGCACATCATCCTACCAGGTAGCCACAGCCGCCAATGAGCAGGAGCGCATAGGCGAGGCACTCCGCCAACTGAATGACACAGAGATCCAAGCTCTTCAGGCGCTGGGTGCTCAGGCACAGCGCACAGGCACAGAGATAGCCAACCTCGACAAGCAGGTGGCCCGCGTGCTTCGTGGCGGTGGTGCCACCACGGGCGGCGGCACCTCTGCATCATCGGACGCCACCAAAGAAGAATACACCCCACTGGCTGGCAGCATAGACGCGCAAGTGGCCAAGGTGAAGGAACTGCAAGACGCATTCAACGCGGCAGGAAGCGACGGCATCCGCATGGGACTGCTGCCACAGCTGAAGGAGGCTGAGCAGACACTGGAGCGGATGCGCACCATCGGAGATTTCATGGCCACCGCTCCCACTGGCATACCAGGCACGGAGCTCTCAGCCATGCCCTCCGCCCCAACCATAGACAACTCGGATCTGGAGAAAGCACAGGCGCTGGCAGCCATCGCGGAAAAGAACCGAGAAGCATGGATGAATGCCGCAAGCGCCATCGGCTCAGTAGGCAGCGCCCTTCAGAGCTTCGAGAGTCCAGCCGCCAAGGTGGCTGGCATCATTGCAGAGGCTGTGGCAAATGTAGCCCTGGCCTTCGCAAGCTCACTGAAGGGAACATTCGATCCTTGGACCTTCATCGCCGGTGCTGCTGCTGGTACCGCCACCATGATCTCCACCATCGCAGCCATTAAGCAGGCCACAGCAGGCAGCTACGCCAATGGCGGTGTGATAGGCGGCACCCATTTCAGTGGTGACATGCAGCTGGCAAGGGTCAATGCCGGGGAGACTATTCTCAACCAGGCACAGGCTGGAACGCTGGCAGCCAGATTACAGAACGACAACGCCCTGAGCAATCTGCACCTGCAAGCCACGCTGAGCGGGGAGAACATTCGCATAGCACTGACCAATAACATGCGCCGCTCTGGCAGTGGCGAGAATATATCGCTGACACTGAGATGAGACGACTAATCTGGAAATCACTCGCAGGCGTGACCTACACGCTCACCATCACCGATGGCAGCAGCACCGTGACCGATCTGAAGCCGGGCGCTCAGCCCTTCGTCACGCAGATCAAGGATGGCGATGACGTATGGGCACCCGTGAGACCTCAGACGGGAAACATCGCCATCGTGGGTGAGGTGATAGACGCGGAGCTACTGCTGGCATCGAACCCAGTGGATAGGGTGGTG